ATTTACACCTCTGTCACATCCAGTAAAAGATGTTGGTGTTTTACCAGTATATCTAACAATCTCTCTTCCAATCAAAAACTTACCTGATCCTGCATACGGGTCAGTGGTTTCTATATTGACAACTGTGTCATTCGAGTCAACATCTGTAAGTATACCAGACAGATTGTATAGGACACTGTTTAATGATTGACGATTTCTTGCAGTACGGATCAGGTCGGTATCTCTTGTAAAGATAACGCTTGGTGTTCCCTGATATCCACCACCTCCTGATATAAGGTCGATGTTTGTAATGACACCTAAGTCAATAAATGCCTCAGCAGATGCACCACTACCTCCACCACCTATGATTTGTATGAGTGGTGGTGTCTCAAAGAATTCTCCTGCATTGGTCAAAGATATAGAAGATACCTCACCAAACTGGTTTACAGAAGCAACACCAGTTGCACCCTGTCCACCTCCACCAGAAATAATAATATTTACATCTTCTTCAGTATAGTTTCTACCTTGCTGTTGAATTGATAGACCTGTTAGTAGTCCTGTAATAGGAACTAATTCAGCACCACTACCTCCACCACCTTCTATAACTGCACTAGCATCAAAGTAGTTATCACCAAATCCAGTCATCTGGATAAAATCTACACCACCATCACCTTTTAAATATACATTACCAGTAGCATAACCATTAGAGTTTTCATCTTCAATCTTTAAACGTAAAGGGTCATAACCTTCACCTGGGTCTAATACCTCTACTGCAATTATTTCACCCGCATCTCCTGCTATGACTGGTCTTAACACTGCCTCTCTAATAGGTGTGCCACAGTTTCCTATACGAAGTCTAGGAGGGTCATTTGCATCGTATCCACTTCCATTGGCAGTAACGTACACCTCTCTAACACCGTAGACGCTGTTAAACATCGGGACGATTTGTGCACCAGAACCAGGAACTGTACGTGTCATACGATTATAAGGTCACCTATCATTGCTGTGTGTGAAGGAATACCACATTGGTATTTGTAATTAGTACCTGATGCCAATGACATAGGGATTGTGTAATACTGGACTCCTTCAGTATCACCAGTTAAACCATTAGTAATTAAAGCTCCTCCTGCTGATACTTTGATTTCAAATGGGTGTGATGCACCTGTTGTATTATTAAATCTATAAGTAAATCCTCTATGTAAATATAAAGTTGGGTTTGTATCACTTATACCAACACCAGGTCCTGAGAAAGTATATGCTGAAGAACCATTTGCCCCGATATTCCATCCTATTGAAGGAGAAGCAACTCTTTCAAAATTACCGTTATCATCAAATATTACGTTTCCATTTTCATTAGTATTCTGTCCAGTCGCCATGTATAAATCAGCTGTTATTGTTAATGTATTGGAAGACAGAGCAGTTGTAACACCGCTTCCACCAGCTAAGGTTACAGTGCTATCACTAGCATTTGCAGTGTAAGACCCAGTATCACCCGCTATACCCTGTAATACGTTTTGGACAACGTTGGGTGAGGAGTTTGTAATTGTTAGATTATCTCCTGCAACATCTGTTGATATACCAGTGCCACCTATAAAATTAATTAAGGTAGATGCACTATTTGCAGTCTTACTATTATTATCTGTCCCGATAGTGGTAAATACATTTTGGTCAGGAGCACCTAGTGTCCCTGTCATAGCAATAGTAACTGTGTCACCAGCTATTGAAGTAGAAATGTTTGAGCCACCCGCAATAGTTAGAGTATCAGTTGCAGCAGATGCTGTGGTTGAGCCACTATCTGCGTTTATAGTTTCAAATAAATTTTGTGTGCTACCTCCACCACCTGTTGCAGTTTCATCATTAGCAGGATACCAATAGTTATTACTACCATCCCATTTCAATACTTGTCCGTCAGATGCACCACCACCTACAGTTAAATCTACATCACTAAGTGCACCAATACTATGGTCTTCACCTATAAGTTTCTTCCATCCGCCTGCTGTTGCAACTCTTCCTGTAGTGTCACCAGAGACATATGCAAACATACCATGATGCACGGTATTATCTGGTAAATCTCCTGTTGTAGCAAACACATTGCTATACTTTAATTTACCATCAGCACCATCAATATATGTTAATGCAGCACCTGTGCCACCAGCCCAGAATTTAATATCACCTGTGCCATTAGGTTGTATGGTTATATCACCACTAGAAGATGATATAATTTTATTTCCTGCTACATCGAGGTCTGCTGTTAGAGAATCTAAAGCACCCTCAGCAAACTGAGACCCATTCCATTTTAGGAATTGTCCTGTACTAGGAGACCCGACGTTTATCTGTAAATTAGTATCATTACCAAGACTGGTATATAACTCATCGATGACTGAATTTAATTTTATAGCTCCATCTCGCAGGCTGTCACCTGTGCCATCATTCGCAGAAGAGCCTATGTTAAGATTTTGCTTTGCCATTTTCGGTAGTTTTCTACAAGTTTATTTATGTGCCATCAAAGGATTGTGCAGTAGAATCGAAACTACTTGATGTAGAATCAAATCTATTCTGTAAATTCCCAGCTCCACCAGAACCAGATACAGTTAGATTTGCCTGATTTGAATCTAGAGGAGAGTTTTGAGCATTGTTAGCAGGTACAGGTCCGATGATACGACAACGATACTTATACCCTGTCATATATGCTAAAGCAGTAACACTATATGACGCTGATGTTGCACCTGTGATAGCAGCAAATGCAAATCCACCATCAGTTGACCTATACCACTGATAAGAGATAGGTCCGTTTTCTGGTATGATAAGTGCATTAACTGTGAATGTTGCAGTCTCACCAACATTAACTGTGGCACTTTGAGGTTGTAATGTAAACTGCAACGTTGGAGGAGTAGGTGCATCTCCACCATCATCACCACCACCCTGATCCTGTTGCACAGGTTGATTAGTAAAGGTAGTATCTATTGTTTCCCTCATTGTTAATCCAACCATATAAGGAAAATCAGGAGCATTTTGGTCATCTACAGATAAAAAATATGCATATGTGCCATTAGGATATTCTGGTGTTACACAGAATCTACCATTGTGATAATCTAGTGTGCCAGTCCCTTCAACATATTCCCAGTCAACAATCAAAGCACCAGCTGGTGGATTTTCAGATGTGCTACCATAGTCAGGTCTTCCTGGTGCTTCGGTATCTCTAGCAGAATATGAGCTAGACATAGTAGTAGTCCCAGAAAGACTATCCCAAGGTTGCGTATAAGCAAACGGACCATAGATAGGAAATCCATCAAATGATATTCCTACCATTTTAGAATGACCGTCGGGATGTCTAATATTATCACCGTTATACTGAGTAGACCCATAGTAATCATTATATGATGCTATTGAAGACCCTTCTCTCCAACAGTCAAGAAAATGTGTGTCATGATAATGATATTGACCAGACTGCTCTGGATGTCCACCACAAGAATCAGGACCGAAAGATATGGGAGAATTAGGGAAATGAGCATTCCAACTAAAACCTGGAGGTGGGTTACCGCCAGTCCCTGCACTAGGATTAAATAGTGCATAGTGCAATAGATAAGATATCATTGTTGTAGACTTACCAGACTGTCGTGGTAGTTTACAGATTGTAAAACGATTGTTGTGAAATGTACCAACCATCTCTTTTTGAAAGTTGTACATCTTGAAAGGTATCAGTCCTTCATCAAGAGAAACAATCTTTACATAGGTCTGTATGAAATAGAGTGGGTCATCCATACATCTCTTGTACTCAAGAAGTTCTTTCTTAGTCCACTCTTGTTGTACGTTTGCTCTTTTTAGATTTGGATTACCTAGATAAGTAGGCTCATTCATCAGTCTTACCTTTTAACATTTTTTGTAGTTCAGCAGTAGAACCAACAAACAATGCGTTGGTAACATTCTTTGGTGCAGAGTTTGGAACTTCTTTGAGTTTCTTCATCTTCTCCTGTAGGTCACCAAGTTTTTCTGTAACCTCTGCGACCTGTTTGATTAGATTACCAGCCACCTCATAACCTCTAGGGTGGTCAGACTCTTTTGCAACATTTAGTATACCTTGTATTGCATCTTGACCTTTTTCAATTAGATTGTAAAAGTTTTCTCTTTGATACTCATAATCTGCATCAATATGTTCTTTTTCTTCAGAGGGTCTTGATATTACTGGAGTCAACATCTTTTGAATACCAAGTTCTTTTTCTACAGGGTCAAGTATACCGAGAGTTTCATCTAAAATGTCATCTGCATTTTTCACTTTTTCTCTCCACCTTTTGGTACACAATAAACCTTTATATAAATCTTATCGCCTGCAACTCTTTGATGTAAATCTTGCACTTTAATTTTCTCTGAATATTCTAAACAAGTATCTAAATCTTTGAAATACACAGGGTCTTGTATCTCACCAGCAAGAAAGACCACCAAAACCCAGAGTATTTCCATTAGTCAT